CTTCCTGCAGGCAAGTTTATAGTGGAAAACACTGGCATACGCCGCAACATTATAGGAAAAAAAAACATTCTTACCAACACTATGAAGATGAAAGTGTGAAACACAGATACAACTTGTTTCTCGAAAATGTTGATATACATATATCGACAAAAAATAAATATAAGGAACTTGTATATTTTGATATCAGGATGTCAGATTATATTAAGACGCTGGAATATTATTTCGAAGATGAGACACATGTTGTCTTCGAAAAGTACACAATCGACACGCTTGGTATCATCAAGAACAAAAAGTCAGGGCAGACACCGAGTTACGGAAAAGGAACATACAACAGATGTGGTGTGTATGACAATGATGGAAAACGACGCATGATACGAGTAGGTCGTGCAGTAGCATCAACGTTCCTGGGGGAGCCGTCAACGCCCGCGCATACCGCCGACCACATCGATAGCAAGCAAAAGAAGAATGACGCGCTGTCAAACATCCGGTGGAAATGCAAACCGGGACAACGTGCTAATCAGATTCGCCAAGATACTCTCAAAACGGCATTCATCGTCGTCAAGGATGGAATTGAGAAGACTGTGAACGAGTGGATAGACCATATGAATAACATGAAGAATCCGGAAGAACGCGAGTTTACCAAAAGCATGATCGAACATTACGCTCAAAAGAAACAGCGCGGATTCGCGTACAAGGAATATCCCAATCTTGATGGCGAGGTTTGGAAACCAATAAAGGGTTCCAAAACCAAACGAGGAGACTATTGGAAGATCTCAAACATGAATCGCGTGAAGTATATTACAAATATTGGCACAGAAAATGTCCTATGGGGCGAACAATTGGGACGCATTAATGGGTATCCTATCGTTAAAATCAATCAGAAGATTTGGTCATGTCACATCCTGGCATTCATGGCATTTCATGAAGAATTGTGGTCCGCAAAGGAGTCTGAAGAGATGGTTTGCCATGAAGATGACAATAGAGAGGACTTCCGACCTCACAAGCTCAGGCTTGGCACCGGTTCTGACAACATGAAGGATTCTCATGTCAATGGCAAGCGCGATGGCACGAAGACCGCGCGGAAGAAGTGCGCATCATACATTAACGGCGTGCTCGAAAAAGATGATTATACCAGCCTGACGGACGCCGCAGAGTACCTTAAAACTAAAGGACATCCCAAAGCAGTTCAAAGTTATATAAGTATGGCACTCTCCGATAAATACAAAAGCAACATGGCATATGGTCGTACGTGGCAGAAGATCCAGTGATGTGTAATATCTTTGTTAACTTATTAGAGATGAATGTCAAATGTTAGTTTCTTAGTTATATAGAACAAAGTTCCACCCCATAGAATGTCTATAAATGCTGTCTTGGCGTCCCATTTATTAAATAGAGCGTAATTTGTTCCATCGTACACTGCGTATACCAGCGCGCCTAGCAAGAATGCTTCGATATCTTTGGTATTTTTGTGTATAAATGTGTTAAATAGCAATATCATTGCCGCATATGCAACCAGCGCTCCCACCGGTCTCACGGTCATCTTGGTTTGTTGTATATTTTCTGTCATTTGCGCGAACATCTTCCCGGCGATCAACCATATCCAGAAAAAATCCAATGCCAACATAATTGCGCTGCTTTTCAGAACTGACGAGTTCATTTTTTAATGGCAATATAATTAAATGACATTGCTTTGTTCGGTATGTGGTAAACGGGTTGGCCTTCTTGGATTCTCGTGCCCCTGTGACGACAAGAAGACCTTTTGTGCAAAACACAGGCTCCGAGAAAGCCATTTATGTCCCACTCTTACCGTGAAAGAACCTGTTTGTCTTGAGAAGATTGTTGCCGATAAACTTAAGAATAGAGTGTGACTATTATTATGTTTGACGTCAAAAATCTGTAAAAATAAAAAGTCGTTGTAATAAAAGCAATCATGCCTGGAGCTATCAGTCAGCTGGTGTCCTAACCCTTGGGACTAAAAGTCACGCGCCGTTATACGGATACTTCGCTTTGTGGCTAGTAATCTAATCAGATTGCAAGACTGCTTGTTGCGGGAAACCCCTGAGAGCTCAAAGTACCAAAGAATGATGGGAAACCTCAATCCGGCCGAGAATAGAACTCGGGTATGGTAATAATCTTTGAGATTGGGCAATCCGCATGGTAACTTTCTAAGGACGTTAAGTCTAGTCTATGAAAGGCCGTCAGAGACTGAACGGCAGTCGGCATCCTGTGATGAGTGTAGACAAACTCTAGGATGCTTAAGATACAGTCCGGCTCATTGGGAAACCTTTGAGATTCACCGATGGCGCTCAGGATGTATACCTCACTGGAAACCCCCAAATCACATTCTTCAAGGCGATTTACAGACGGTATACCAACTTTGCGATGGAATCCATCCAGCAGTCCATGGATGGTACAACAGATTTTGGAAAGTTTCCTACGTGCACAATTTCTAGGAACGGAGACCTTGCAGGCGCTATTTGGATCGAGGTAACTTTGCCATCCCTTCTTGGGTATAACATCACCCCCGCTCCCCCCATATCTCCTGGTTCATCTACTCTCCAAAACGCATCAAACGTGATGGCAAACGCAAGTTTGTTTACAGATACCAATGGCCACTACTGGCAAACCAGTAATAGCGTTGCGTATTCTAACCTTGTTGCTGCCAACCTGAATGGTATTTACTATGCCAGTGCAAACACCGCCAATATGGCAAACACTGCTGCTTATTCTGGCAACATCATCACGTGGCCTTACATGACATTCACCGGGAATGGGATGCCAAACACCCCTGCAATTTCCAACGTGAGCATTCCCACTTCAAACCTCCGGTATGTGAACGGTGTTGGTCTTGCGCTCTTCAACTCTATTGAGCTGCAGCTTGGTGGCCAGCGTATTGATAAGCATTATTCGGAGTGGTGGGACATTTGGTCGGAGCTCACCGAGACTTCTGAGCATCTGCAAGGCTATAACCAGATGGTTGGCCGGTACGATCCTGCGTACTACAATAACAATTGGGATGTGACTCAAGCAAGGGGTGGGACATACTACATTCCTCTGAAGTTCTGTTACAACCTGAACCCTGGCCAGTACATGCCCCTTGTGGCTCTGAGTTATCACGATCTCAAGCTCAACTTTGACATCAATAATTATCTCAACTGTGTCCGGTGCAATTATCCCGTGACGAGTCTGACTTCTATGGTTGGTTCCAACCCTCTGAGTATCTCTAACTTCAAGTTGTACTGCGATTACATTTTCCTTGACGCCCCTGAGCGCATTAGGATGTCCGAGATTCAGCATGAATATCTGGTGACACAACTCCAGTGGCAGGGTTCTGAACCGGTGACCGCCCCCAGTGCACCTAATGGCACGACAAACCGGAAATTCACCCTGAACTTCAACCACCCCGTCAAGTGTCTTATTATAGCATATCAGGCTGCCAGCTCATACGAACAAGGTGATGCTGTGAATGGCAACGATATCTTCAACTATCAAATACCCGGGGATGATGGCGCTGAGATTATTGAGTCCATGACTCTGCTCATCAACGGAAGCGAGCGTTTCTCCGCGCGCCCCGGTGCCTATTTCCGTCTTGTCCAGCCCTATCAGCACAGTCTGCGCACCCCCTCCAAGAGTATCTATCTGTATTCCTTTGCCCTAGAGGACATTGACTCCAAGCAGCCCAATGGCAGTGCCAACTTTACCCGTTACGACTCTGCCCAGCTCCAGATGGTTCTCAACCCCAACTTGCCCTCTGGTCGTTTCCAGATTTATGCGCCCAATTACAACATTCTACGCGTGGCAGCAGGTATGGGCGGCTTGGCTTTTGCGAACTAATTTAGTACTCATCCTCGCTGTCAGACACCTCCTCACCGCGCGCCTTCCGCATCTTCCGTGACTTAGCGCGTTGCTTCTTTTCTTGGCGAGACAGCTCCCGCTTCTCTTCCTTTACCTTGTGGGTGTTACCAAGAGCATCAGTGTACTCGGTCTCCCGCTTGAGCTCGATCTTGGCTGCCTCTAGGGTGGCTGCGGACTGACCTGTGATGTCAACCTTGCCTCCCCCCACTGTCCACATCTCGGAGCACACAGACTTGACAAATTCTGTGCTGTGAGAAATGACTACGACGCCACCGCCAAAGGTATCCAGAGCAGTACTCAGAGCGCCCAGACTCTCGCGGTCCAGATAGTTGGTAGGCTCGTCAAGAACGATCACGTGAGGGTGCTGCCACAAAGCTGCTCCGATGACAAGTTTGACCTTCTGGCCTCCAGAAAGACCACGGATGCGAGAGTGAGTTGTAAACTCGGGATCCAGACCAAGCTTGGTCATATGGTCCTCGACATTCTTGGCAGTCAAGGGCTTCCCGAGCAGTCCATTGACAGCGGCATCCTTGGCGTCGATGTCGTTGAGGAGCTTTTGGAAGCCAAGCTGCTCCAGGGTCTCGCGGACAATCCAAGTCGAGGTCTCATCATTCTTCCAGAACACCTCATACTCATAGGAGCGCTTTAGCTTCCTGCGACCTCCAATGCGGTCAAGAGACTTCTTGACACCATCGATGACCTTGACCTCATACATCTTGGCGGTATCGGCGGCATTGCGTTCAGAGCGATCCACCGACTCCAGATCCTGGCCACTTGCATAGCGCCACTGAATGTATTGGTTAGGAGTCATGTCCAGGTGGTTCTCGATGTGGTGGAAAGCATGCTGGGCAACATAAGCCATCCGCATGTTGGGATGCTTCCAAACAGACCCCTCGGTGGTCTGGGTCTCGCCAGTCAGGACTTTGATTAGGGTAGACTTACCCGCACCATTGGGCCCGATGACACCGATCCGTGAGTTCATAGAAACCTGTGAGTTGACACCGCTGAAGATGTTGGGGCCGTTGGGATAAGCAAAGGAGACACCACGGAGCTTCATGATTGCACGATCCTTGGACGTGATGCCCTCCAGGAACCCTGGCTCAGGGAATTCCCACTTGGCGGTGGCATCCTTCAGGTCATAGTAGGCAGCCGCCTCAGGGCGCTTTGCCACAAACGCAGACAGGTTTCCGATGTGCTTGGAGAGCTTCAGGTTTTGCTCATAGTGAATGATGGCAGAGCACACGGCATCTAGGAAGCCAGAGTCGTGAGAAACGATGAGGGAAGATACATTCTTCAGACTGGTTAGATAGGACACAAGCCAAGCCACATTAGTGGTGTCCATGTGGTTGGTCGGCTCGTCGAGCAGGAGGACATCGGCATGCAGTAGAATGGCACGAGTGAGGGCCAGCTTCATCTTCCAACCACCTGACAGAGATCCCACTGGTAGATTACGCATGCTTTCGTCAAAGCCATTAGCCTCTAGCTTCTGGATAATTTCCTCTGCAGAGCTGATTTCCATCACCTGGTGATCCGATGTTAGGAAGTCGAACACAGTGCTCTCCGAGAGAGAAGAGTCAATGTCGTGCTCTACATATACCGTCCTTACCTCAGATGCACTGGGAAACCCTTCGAGCTGACCATTTGCAATGGCGCGCATGAGAGTACTCTTGCCCGCTCCGTTTGGACCAATGAGACCATACCGGTTGCCACGCTTGATGTTGAGGCGGGTAGAGTTTAGCAGAATCTTACCACCATAAGCAAGTGAGAAATCACAGTCGCACAGATCTTCACCTGGCTCAGTCTCCTTCTCTGCGTTGTCCTTTGCCTCAGGCTGGAATTCCTCAAACAGTTTGCGAATTATGTCGCTATCCGCAAAGTCAGAGAGAGCCTCTGACCATGCAGACATATCAGTTTCCTTGTGGCGGAATAGGCTGTCTACGACCCCTGCAATAATGTCAGCATTCTTGGGGCATGCACTGGAAACCACACCTTTGATGTCCTCAAAACTCACCTTGGAAAAGGAAGTCTGATGGAGATTGTATAGATAGTCATAGCACTTGGTTGCCACCGCGCGTGCCTCTGGGTTGGACATCCCCTCCATCGCATTCTTTACGTCATTGATGAGCTTGTCGGAGAAGTCATAAGCATCAGCAGGATCTTCCACGAGCTTGGCCATATTGTTGATGATGACACAGGTCTTGCGGCGCACCACAGTCGTGCGGTCCACAATACCACGGCATAGCAGAGGCACCAGGACAGCAAGGGTGCGTGCATCGACGGTCTGGACAAATGTGGTTGCAGATAGTTGATGGACGCATTCTGGGACCTGGCTGCTATCAGAGATGGCAGTGATCAGATGGGCAATGAATGGTTCGACGTCCTTGTTGCCAATGGATGTACAACACTTGGTGAGAGCAGTCTTTGCAGCTGCCTTCACCGAGGGACGGAGGTCTACCATACACTCGGACAGCATAGGAACAATTTCGGGGAGAAATTGAGAAACTTGTTCTGGGACGTTCTCCGCAATACTGGTAAGCAGAGACAGGGCTTTCTCCTTCACCTGCCACTTGGCAGTCTTATCGACTGGGAGGTTGTCGATCACATTGCGAACAAAGTGAGCGGGAATGCTAGGATAAGTAGACATGTTGGCAGATGACAGGATGTTTGCAATGATGGTAGCCATTCTGGTTTGTATATCCCAGATGCATATTTTATACGACTATGTGTCGATATAAAATATTGGTTATGTGTATATGACTCCTAAGCTACTATCGTCGCTGTTTGCAGCCTTCACGGGTCCTGGAATGCAGAAATTCGCTTCTAAGGTGACGAGTCGTGCCGTCATTGCTCCAGTTATATATGCTCTTATGTGTATGGCTGCTTTTGCCGTTGTGTATGCTCTCATTGGTTACAAAGAGCTGTTTGAAGTCACCGACGAAAACAAGGACAAAAACTGGGAGAACAGTGTCGTTGCAAGTGTAATGTTGCAATCCAATGCCATGGGTGATGTATCAGCAAAGAATTCTCTTGCTCGGTGGTTGATGACAGCACAGGTGATGTGCGGGTGGGCTTGGTTCATGGTTATCGCAGGCGTTATGATATAAATATATAAATGTATATCGACAAACTCTTTTCTCAAAAAAATGTTTGTGTAAGTTATACACCATGGATGCATTTCTCTTAACTCAGGCTCTGGAGCAACCCGCTGAGACCTACATTGACAAGATGGATAAGGTGGTTATAGTGGAGAAAAGGGGTTTCTCATTCATGAAGATGCTGCAGCTGATCCTGTCCCTTGCGATCAGCGCGTATGCCGCGTATCTGTCATGGAATTGCTCTGTGGGCGAACCCGCATTCATCCGCATTCTATCCGCGTTACTGGCATGGTTCTTTGGCGTGCTCTATATACTTTTTTACATTATGTTCAAATCGAAGTCTTGCGCAATGATGTAAAGATATGGTAAAAACTCCGCCATGTGCAACTGTATTCTGTGTTGATCGTGTACTTTTCGAAGACAATGTACAACCGTCTTCGAAGTAGTATTCTAGAGTCTTAATATTTATATCGACAAAATACTTTTTATGTATAATTATTTTCTTGACGTGTGTAATAATGTTGTCCGCACTCATTCGTGTTCACGGGAAGGAACATCAGGACGTTTCCTCAATTATCCCCTGTGTTGTACAAAAGAAGAGTGTGAAAAAAAACTCCGAAGAAAATGATAAGAAACCAGCTTCAAAATCCCTCGAAAAGAAGCCAAGAAAGCCAAGGGCTAAGAAAGCGCCTGTTCAACCTGAGGAGGAAAAAGGCATCGAGTATTCGGAGTTTGTTCCCATTAAGGTGGATAAAAAACCGCCCCCGGCTCCATATAAGGATGTTGATGATGATGATGATGATGGTGAATTCATGGCAATTACTGGCCTGGTTGATGATGATGATAAGTACGAGAATATTGATAATATGTACAGAAAAAGGGACGTGGAATGGGCAAATATGATGGAGGAAGCGGCAGCTGTGCTAGATGATGCAGAAGGCATTTCTGACACGGATGTAGATGGGTCATTGTCAAATTCACAATTTTCAGAGCATGATGTAGAAGGTTCCATCGTTTCGGATTTAGATACTATGGACGATGATGTTGCCGATGTTGTTATTGACGACGATATATTCTTTGAAAGACAAGTGTCGGAACCAAAGATAAAAGTTTACAAAGGACCTGCTTTGTTCAAGGACACAGACTATATCCCATAGCATATCACGTAAAAAATTATAAAATAAAATATGGTTTCATATCAACTATGGCTAGCACTGAAGCCAACAACATTATTGAAGTGAATGACCTCATTGAGGAGATCACTCCTGTCAAGGATATTGGCGAATATGTATCTGAGGAAGAGAGCCTTGGCGATGACAGCAATGACGAGGAGTTTGACTTTGACGAGGAGGATGGTGGTGATTTCATCCGTGTTGATGACATAGGCAACTCTGTAGAGCGTGTGGTTGATGTCCTTGGTGGTATCTTTGTATCCTCCGAGGGATCTACAATGGCTGATATTTTGTCCAAGATCTCTGAAACTCTAGACCGCCACGTGCTTGCGATCGAAGCACAGACTGCCATTCTGGAGAAGCAGTCCAAGGTCCTGTTCCGTCTCTCAAAGGCACTTGAGAAGAATTAAGAAATTTGATTTTTAGGAAGTGCAAATTTTGTATCAAATGAGGTTTCTGTTAACAGTTTGTCAAAATACAAGTGATTTATAATTTTTAGAGGATCGAGTTCTATAAGTTCTGCATCGTGTCTATCATTTTCCATGAGTTGAAGACTTTTCAAAAAATCTATTGTTATGCCAACACTTTTGGAGGAAACAGACCTTGTAATACATTTAAAAACACTCTTTAAAAAAAAGTGCGAATCATAAGAAACATTTTTGTCAGGAAAGACTCTGAAATGACCACTGTGCACCCGGTGGTTATGTAGTTTTTCGACATCAGCATTGACAAAATCATAGTCTATAATCGTGATAGCATATTCCATACTAGTGTAGTAATACTTGCCATCAACTCTGTACCTAGAAGAGGTTCTCTCAGTCTTCTTGGTAAGAATGTTATTCGTCGAAAGATCATTGTGTCTCCAACCAGGTATCATCCTCTGTACCGAAGCAATGGAGTATAGAACTTGGAAAATAAGCATCCTGAGAAAGTCATCATCATATGACATCTTTCTCAGGAACGCAGTCATATCCGTGTCAAAAATCTCCATGAAAGAAACATGATTATATTTACGTTGCAAGGGGGTTAGCTCTTTTATTCTTGCTGAAAGAATTGGGATCTTCTCCACAAAATTTTTAACATCCCGCGAGTCATACAACTCTAGAAAATGTGGTGTAATGTGCATGTTCTTTAGCTGCCGTGCAATTTTAGAGAATCTGGAGGAAATAGATACAGCATCTCTGTCCTTTTCTTTCTTTGCTCCAGCGTCATCTCCATCTGCAATTTTCTGTATAAAACGTCTGACTGTCTCGTCACGGTAATAACTTACTTTCATGGCAAACTTCTCAGTTTTACTATTGATCAAAAAAATGTCAGAGTATTTTCCAGAACCTATTTTCTTAAGAGATAACATTAATATTTTTCTCTTACTACATTTTATTTATACTATTTTTTGACGACTTTGGTAACTCAAATTAAAATAATTAATTTAATAAATGTCATATGTGTTGACTCCTCAACCAGGTTCTAATACATCGCACCAAATAAGAACTGCAGAGGCACTTGCCAATGTCCCCATCAGAGAGGCTTTGGAACTTGCAAAACAAAAAGCACGGAAGGCATTCCTGTTTGACCCCTTGAAACTGGGGGCCAAAAAAATAGGAGGCGGTGTATACGGAACCGCGTACCTCATGAAAATCACCCCAAGTGTTATTAATGGTTTACAGGAAGGGTTGGCATACGGAGGCGGGAGAATTGTTACAACAATGCCCCGCGTTGGAGAACAAGTTGTTATAAAAATAGCCCGGCAGAGTAAAAACAGAGATGCTGAATTTTACCAAGAGAACATTCGAGAGAACATAGTTCACAAGAGAATGTCCACAGCCCAATGCAGACCCGTCCCAAGAGCATCAAAACCAATTTGCGTTTCAAAATACGTCCCGCCTTTCAAACTGTCATTCATAGATGGTGCCCCAGGGAGACACGAATCTGTAACTGTGATGGGTCTTGCCGGGAATATGTCACTGAATAAATTTGTAAAGGGAAAGTCTATCCCAGCAACTTTTTATGTAGATGTCGAACGTGCGATTTGCAGTATGTGGCTTGATGGTTATCTTCACGGAGACCTGCACCGCGAAAACATAATGATAGATACCAGAAACAATAAAGTCCAGATAATAGATTTTGGGTTTGCTCTCAAAATGCCCCCTGCGTTTGTTGATGTACTTGCCAGGCGGATATCTAATATGGTATCCAGAGGGAATTTCCAAACCCTTGGTGACATATGGACAGAAAAACCAGTGGATGGTAAACTTCGTCTCATAAACTACTCTGATCGCGTGATGAAAGGTCGTGGTTTTCCATGGTACAATCCTGATTACAAGATTCTGA